AATGGTCTATCACCGTAACCCCCAGTAACTGCCATTTGATCTTGTAATGATTTTCCATATCGTACAATATCATCACATATTCTTTCTGGTATTGCACTTTGGAAATACCAATAATAATTTGTTAAGTTCATATCCCTTATATTATACTAGTGTTATTTAAAATTGTCAAGGGGTATTAATTTTATGAAACTGTTAGTGTTCCAGATGCTGTAAATTTAGCTATTTTATCTCCGCCTGGATGAGTTGATCCTGTAAATGCACAACAAGGACTACCTGCAAATGTAACTGCACTTGGCCCTCTAATTACAACAATACCTGAACCACCTTGTCCGCTAATATTTTGTGCTGGATCTCCACCAGCATAAACAGATGCTCCAGCTCCACCTCCACCACCAGTGTTTGCTGTTCCTGCAGTTCCATTACCAGGGGCACTAGGTGCACCAGCACCTCCTCCACCAGGTCCACCACTACCTCCAGTTCCAGCAGGTGCAGGACTATTGATAGGGCCAGGAAATAATTTTCCACCCCCTGATGATCCACCGCCACCACCTGCATAAGTAGTAGATGGTCCTAAAATATTATTTGGTGCTCCAGAGCCTCCATTACCACCAGTATTTAAAGAAGCATTACCTCCAGTGCCACCAGCACCACCACCACCGCCTCCACCATTTTCGGTGCTAATTCTGTAACCAGCTCCACCATCATTACCTTGTGGTGGATCTGTTGGAGGTGTATTACCATCTCCTCCTGGAACAGTTGATGTTCCTACAGGAGTTCCATCTCTACCTCCTCCACCACCACCAGATCCTCCAGGGCCTCCAGTGTGATTATAATTACCAAATGCTTGTCCTCTACCACCAGCTGTAGATGTTATTGTTGAAAATGTTGAATCATTACCATTGTTACCATTCTGTCCAAAACCTGGATTACTTGATGCTCCTCCAGCACCAACTGTTATAGTATAACTTCCTGGAACTATCTCTAATGATGATCCCTGTAAGGGTGAAGGGCCATAACCAGAGGCTCTATAACCTCCAGCTCCACCTCCACCTCCATTAGATGATCCACCTGATCCACCACCAGCTATAACTAGATAATCTAATTCATAGAAAAATCTTGGCCATGTGCCTTGTTGTATTGCTTTTAATTGACTTTTTAAATTCCACACACCACTTGCTTTACTTAATTCTTTTACTATAACTATACCAGAGCCACCTGCACCTGTTGGTGAAGCACCTGCTCCACCTCCACCAGTATTAGCAGTTCCATTTCCACCACCAGATGCTGCGTTATTATAAAAACCTGGACCACCTCCACCGCCTGGTCCTGCGGCTCCTGCACCTGATGCATTATTTGCAAATAAACCTCCACCTCCACCACCAGCAAAAACTGAACATGTTGGACCTATATTTCCAAAATCTGGACTAACATCTAAACCTGCTCCACCATCTCCAGCTTCACAGCCACCAGCAGCATTTTGTCCTGCTGCTCCAGCTCCACCGCCACCACCACCTGCTTGTGGATTTGTTGTATAAGCTGTACCGCCAGGGTTTCCTTCTGGTGGATTAAAACCACCTTCATTACCTGCTCCACCTGCTCCAGGGCCACCTGGTCCGTAACCACCACCAGATCCTGAACCTCCAGGTTGACCTACTTCTTCACCTGTACCTAATCCTCCACCTGTTGAAGAATGGGTTGCACAAGTTGCTACTATACTTGAATTACTACCTTTATTTCCTGTGTCTTGAGGTGCTGCTGCACCACCTGCTCCTACTGTAACTGGAACTGCACTTCCACCAGAGACTGGTAATTCTAAATTTCTTAGTCCTCCAGCTCCACCTCCACCATACTTTGATCCAGAACCCCCACCTGCAACTATTAATACTTTTGCAAGTCTAGTTCCTGGTTGAGTACAAACATTTCCTGTAGAAGTTTTAGCAGTTTGAGTGCACTTCCCAAAAGAAGTTATGTTTCTTTTACCAATGATTCCACCATTAGTTCTAGGCATTTATTAGTCTCCTATTAAGATGTCCAAGCCGATCCGTTCCAATCGTAAACTGTAGGTGTCTCTTCTGTGTCGTTAGATTTAGTTGCTTCCCAACCTTTTGTATTATCAGCTTGATATTTAGTCTCATTCCATCTAATCATGTAAACAAAACCAGATTCAGATGTAACTGATGGGTATGTAATTGGTGCTTGCCAATCATCATTATCATCTAAAGACCAAGATGCATGAGGTTGTGGTGTAATAAATTTATTTTTGGATGCATCATATCTATAACCAATACCTGCGTATTGTTTTCTAAAGTTATTGTTATAAGATGTTTGCTTCCAAGTACCCCCTTTGAAAAAATCAACACACCATGTTTCACCATCAATGTGTTCATCTGAAGGTACACAATCATTACCTACAACTACAACTCTTTTTACGATCAGATGTGTATCTGATGTAAAACCAGTTGGGTCGGTTTTTGATTCTAACTCTGCAAAATGTGCCATATGTTTTTTCCTCCGTTATAAAAAAATTCTGTTATGAAATTGTTAATGTTCCTGATACTGTAAATCTAGCTACCTTATCATTAGCTGGACCTACACAAGCACTTAATGTATTTGTTCCTGGTGCAACTGTTGCACTAGTTGATCCTGGGAATCTTAATACTACAACTCCTGAACCACCATTACTATTTGATCCTGTGCCATTATAATCTCCAGCTCCACCACCGCCACCAGTATTTACTGTTCCAGCTGTAGCGTTAGAAGCATTGCTCGGCCCTTGTCCACCATTTCCTCCACCACCAGCACCTCCACAGCCTCCTGCTCCTGGATGACCTGCACCACCGCCACCACCAGCATATGAAACATCTGAACCAGTAATTGTATTTGGTGCACCAGCTCCACCATCACCGCCACCTTCTGGGGCTGGATTTCCATCAGATCCAGCTGCAGTGGCTCCTCCACCACCTGCACCAGAATAATTTGCTCCAACTCCTGCCCCACCATCATTACCTTGTGGTGGACTTACAGAAGGAGTGTTACCACTACCTCCAGATGCTCCAGAATTATATCTTGCTCCACCACCTGAACCTCCTGGATTACCATTTTTTTCAGGTGTACAGTTTTGCCATCCTCCATAACCACCACCTGCAGAAGTAATTCCAAAAAAAGAAGAAGTTCCACCAGCAGTTCCAGCAGCACTTGGTGAATTACCAGATCCACCAGCACCAATTGTTACTGGATATTTACCAGCACCTAAATTTAAAGAACATGCTCTTAAAGGACTTGGTCCAAAACCAGATGCTCTATATCCTCCAGCACCTCCACCACCAGCTCCTGTTGATATTCCACCAGCACCACCACCTGCTACAATTAAATAATTTGTACTAACACCACATCCTGAATCTAATACATTTAAAGTTCCTGATGATGTAAATTTTATAATATTTTCTCCAACAACTTCTGCAGCACATCCTGGACTTCCACCTAAAATTATACCTGATGCACTTGATCTCGCAACCACGATACCTGAACCACCTGCTCCTACAACTCTGTTTGGAGAATTCATACCTGCTTGGTTTCCAATACCTCCACCACCACCTCCAGTATTAACTGTTCCTGAAACTGCACTTGGTGTTGTTCCTGGTAATCCTGTACCACCTCCAGCTCCTCCACCGCCAGCACCTCCAGATCCTCCAGCTGCTGAAGGAGAGGGAGCTTCTCCTTTACCTGCTCCACCACCTCCACCACCAGCGTAACTAGTATCTGTTCCTGTAATTGTATTTGGTGCTCCTGCTCCACCTGCTCCACCTACTCTTGATGATGTTCCAGCACCAGCTGCTGTAGCCCCACCTCCACCACCACCTGATTCTTGACCAGGAGTTGTGTTTCCATTTGCACCTGCATTACCTTGTGGTGGATCAACTGGAGGTGTATTTCCAGCACTTCCATTACTTGAATATGATCCTCCACCACCAGATCCCCCAGTAGTTGATGTTGGTCCAGCAGGGTTTGCGTGAGCCGCACCCCTACCACCACCTGTTGATGTTATTGTTGAAAAAGTTGAATCATTACCTGCATTAGCAATAGTGCTACAACTTGTTGGGGCAGATCCACCAGCTCCAACTGTAACTGTATAACTTCCTAAACTTAAACTTAATGCTGATCCTCTTAATGGACTTGGGCCAAATCCTGATGCA